GCATTATCTCTTGCAGTTTTATCAGTAGCACTAGTTTCAATATCTATTGCCATTTGATTTTCTTCTTCTGCTGTTGCATCTCTTACTGTGTTATTTATTTGTACTTTAGCCATAATTATCTCCTATAATTTTTAAGATGTTTTAAGTCCATATAATTTAGTCGTCATATTTGTAATTGTACCACTACTATTTACAAGGAATGTAATCCCACTAGATGCTGTAGTTTTTTGATTTGATAAAAAACCAGAAAATTGCCAACCATATTGAGTTTGACCTGTGTCCATTCCCCAAAATTGTCCACCTATACCTTTATATCTAGATGTAGATAATGGATCAATTATAGTAATTTCTCCACAAGAAAATTCATCTACACCACTATTCCACCAAGAAGTTCCAATATAATTAGAACTATTTGAACCCTCATCACCTGTACTTTCGCCACTAGCATTTCTGTAATTATAAAATCCAGACCAATGATAATTGCTATTTGTATCTGGTGATCCACCAAAATTTAATCTACTCCACATCCAATCTGATGTTTGTAGTCGATAAATAAATAATTTATACAAATCATAATCGCTTGTATAATGTCCATCTATTGATACTGATGAAACTGATGAACTTGTAACTGATGAATTTAACAATACCCAATCAGAAGATAAGTTACCCCATTCAGGAGCATTAGCTGCTGTGTTCATTTTAAGAACTTGTGCAGCAGTTCCTTTTGCTAGTCTTTGTAATCCGGAACCATCTCTATATAAAACATCACCTTGTGTTGTTAAAGTAGTACCTACATCTGTTCCAGCTACTCCACCTTTTGCTAAATAAGCCCAAGATGAATGAACCGATCCCCCTGTTGATGGAGCATTTCCTGTTGAGGCTGTGGTGCAAATGAATGAAGATGTTAATCCACTATCTGTATGTTGGACTACATCATCAACAGTATAAGCTGTACCACCAGAATAAGTACCTCTCCATACTAATTTAATTTTTCCAAGATCTATAGTTGCCATAGTTTATATTATAATCCTTTTTCTTTAGTATTTATTCATATACAATTCAAGAACATCAAACTGTTGCTATTAAATTTCCACTAGCATTTACACTCCAAGTAAATCCAGAGGCTGCAAAAATCTTATCATCAAAGGCAGCATAGACAGCATTAGTTATATTGTCTTGTCCTCCATTAGTAGTAGTAACATTTAAGTTATTTCCATTTTTAACAAATCCATAAATCTCTGCACTACTAGCATTGCCAAGCTCCCAGGCATTTCCAGCATCATTAACTTTAAATACTTTTCCAGCAGCAATACCGGATGTAGATAATTGGGCCACACCAACTGTACCTTGAGATGGAGTAGCAATGTTAAGTGTATCACCTAGTTTTAATATCTTAATACTTTCACCACTTGCCGGTGCAGAAGAAAATGTAAGAGTAGTACCATTGACAGTAAAGGCATCTGTCCAATGTTGTAGTACCCCAGAAAGTATAACCATTAAAACTCTTTCAGATGGTACACTTTCTGACATAGTAAAATCTACTCTACTGCCATCAAAACTTTCTGTTAAAGTTATAACTTTATATTCTCCTGTTTGTAATCCACGACCTACATAAGGCATTATTTATTTTCCTTTATTATATTTTTTTTAAGCATAATTTCCTTTTGTTTGATCAAAGATACTTTCAAAATTTGCTTTGATACCTGCTAATGTTCCATTTGATGTTCCAACAAATCCCATCCAAGCTGCTTGAAAACCCATTCTTGTACCTTGTGGATTATCTTGACTTAAAGTGTCTGGTCTTGCTCCGAAAGTAAATGGATAACTATTACCTGTACCTGTAGTAAATGAATAAGAAGAATTGTTATAAACATCAGTTAAATTTGTATCATCTGCAAAAGCAATATTCATTAACATTCCAATACTTGATTGTGCAAAATGTGAAATAAACATCCATTTGTCAGTATAAGTTAAAGATGGTAGAGGTTCTTGAATATTAGTTGAGTTACCTCTTAATGCTCTAAATTTAGCATCTTGCATCCTTATACCCATTTGGCCCATTGGCGACCAATCACCATCATTTACACACCATAATGTATTTGAACTATTATCTAATTCGTTTTTAACATACCACCAACCACAATAAGCAAGTCCATCTGTACTGTCGTTTGACCAATGAACAGTTGAGTTTCCACTTCCAACTAAATGATTAGTTGAACTACCACTTAAAAAGTATTTTCCTCCACCACTTCCTGCTAGAGTTAAATCTGTCATAGTAAATGTTGATGCACCTGAATAAGGAGAACCACCACTATATGCTCTATTAGTTACACTTGTACCTGAACCTGAATATGAATTAGTATCAGCAGGATCAATAAATATTTGTAATCCTGTAGCAGCAGTATTTAAAGCATCACCATCTTGGTTATCAATACCACCAAGAATATCCCAAGCTAGAGGAGGATTTACTATAATATTAAAAGACCTATCTGCTGTCTTACCTCCTGCTGTTGCTCTACCTGTAAAAGAAACTGTTGTTGAGGCAGTAACATTATTAGGATCGCCTGTAATAGCACCTGTAGAACTATTTAAAGAAAAACCTGCACTAGCTAAATTTGTTGCACCTGTTTCTGTGTAGGCAACTGTATCACCCTCTGCGTCTGATGCAGCTAATGTTGCGTGTGTGCCTGTAGCACTATCTAAAATTGTTGCTACTGTTCCTGAACCTGTAGTCCAAGTTGGAGCATTATCTACATTAATTAATCCCGATGCTGAAGTACCTGCTAATCCATTAGCAGCAGTAACTTTAACTTTGTAAGGTTCTTGTGCATTTAAAAAACTTGCTTTAGGTGCTACTGCTGTAATTTGTGTAGCACTATTTATTGTTGTTGTTGCTGCATCAAAACTAGCTGATGAACCTACAAAAGATGCTATTGAACCAGAAGTAAAACCTGTACCTGTAATTACAATAGTTTGATTTCCACCACCTGCACTATCTACTTCGCCATCATCAACACTTGTAACTGTAGGTGCTAAATTTAATTCAACAAATGTAGATGCGTTTCTACCTTCAAATTTTCCTGTAGTAGAATTATATCTCCATTGACCTGTTGTAGAACCTCGTTGTCCTGTAGTACCTGTAGCGACTTTAGTACCTTCTGTTCCTTGGTCAACAATGTTTGTCAAAGAATTTTTTATTGCCTCGTTTCCTAATCTAGTTAAAGCCATTATACTGTTACTATTAATTCTCCATCTGCATTTACAGAAAAAGATAATCCTTTCTTACTAAAAAAACTTTCATCATATAAATCGTCTTGTGTTGTATTATTTGTTGCAACATCTAAATTATCTGCACCATTAGTATAATGCAAAATTAAATCTTCTTTTTGTGTACCTGTTCCATTTGTTTTTACAAAACCATAAAGATCAGTATTACCTAAACTGTCTTGTGCTGTTTGTGAAATATCTGATAATTCTATAACACCAGCATCAATACTAGAACTATCTGTTATTACTCCTGTAAAAACTGAATTTCCTATATATCCCATTTTTTATCCTATGTACTTATTGCGTCTATATAACTAACAACAGCTTTTAATGAACTAGCTGTATCAGATTTTGCTTTTATTTTATCACCAGATTTTAAAATTATCTTTGCTCCCCCATCAATTAATTCCAAACTCGAACCGGCTGGGATCGGTGCACTAGATATTAATTCAGTTGTATTAGAACTATTCTCTATTGCACAATGAACATTGATAGCTGATCCTGTAACATTAATTAATCTAATTCCTACTACAGTATCATATGAATTTACTTGTGTTAAAATATCTGTATAGGAAGTACCTATAGCTGTATGTGTTAATTGGTTTCTAAAATTTTGTGCCATAATTTATTTTATCTCCTTTCCATTATAATGCGACACTCATTGCAATGCTTAATCCTGTCGTTGCAAAACTAGAAGTATCTATTGTTGCTATTCTCCATTGTGATCCATCATAAACTTTAAAACTATTTGTTGAGCTATTATAGTAGCAATCACCAGAAGTCAAAGCATCACCATCTAAATCAGTAGAGGGATCGCTAGATTGAACTCCAAGATATTGATCCTGGAAAGTATCTAATTGAGCTGCTGCATTAGTAGCTGATGCTGCTGCTGCTGTGGCAGAATTTGCTGCTGCTGTAGCCTCTGATGCTGAAGTTGTTGCTGATGACGCAGATGCTGTTGCACTATTTGCAGAGCTTGTTGCTGAATTTGCAGATGCTGTAGCCGAGTTAGCTGCTGCTGTTGCTGAAGAGGCTGCTGCATTTTGTGATGTTGTAGCTGATGCAGCATCTACTAATAAATCCCATTTTCCATTATCTGTATTTGAAGAAATCGGTTGAGCTCCAGAAGAGCTATGATCTGTGTTACAGATATAAATATTTCCATTACTTGTATCTTTAATAATATCTCTTTGTGAATAAGATGTACTAGCAGCCCAATTACCTTTGAAGGATCCTATCTCTGATGTTCCCACAATAGATGTTCCAGCATTATCAAAAGCAAGTAATTTATTTTTATTATTTGCAACTGTTGCATCATAAGGAAGATAGATGGGCCCACTCGTTCCAGATCCTGTAACTGTTCTAGGAGTAGATGGTTTTAATTGAATGGATCTGTCCATCATCTCTTTTAATTGTTGTTGTCTAATTAAAATATTATCAAATTCTGTTTCTAAAGTTGTTGGATTATTTGCTTGTCCTACTTGAAATACAGTTGTTCTTGATAAAGGTAAATCACCTATAATAGTAATTATATCTCCAGATGAAGGAGTATAATTTGTTCCTCCAGATCCAGAATTATTTATCCAGGTAATTGTACCTGTTCCATCTGCATTAAGAGTTGTATTGTATTGCGTTCCTTCAGATAAAGCAGTATCATTTTGATAAACTAATATTTCAGATGCAGCATTAACTTGAAAGTTAAAAGTATGAGAAGATTGTCCACTTGATGTGTACTGTACCCTTCTAGCTGTTTCATTAATATTAAAAGTTGCCATATTATATATTTATCTCCCTGTTGCCTTTTTGTATAGTAGAACAAAAATAAACCATTATTTCTTACCTGTTAGTGCTATTCTCTCATCAAGAGCTTTAATAGCTGCTGCTAAATGTTTGTATTTTGCTTTCATCATTTTTGCTGCATTTGTTTTTCTTACTGCTAATACTCTTTTTAAGGCATCAAGTTGTTCCCCTTTTTTAGAATGAGCTTTAAATTCTGGATCTAATATTATCTTTCTCATTTCTCCCAACATATCTAATCCTGTATCTGGATCTCTCATATTAATAAATGTAATATATTGATTGTATTCTTCAGCAGTTAAATCAATCGTTCCTATAGATGCTTTCGGCATAGACAATCCAAAATTATTTTGAACTAACCAATCATCAACTATATTATCTCTTTCGTGTAACACTCTTATTGGAGAAAATACATTTTGCTCTGGGCCTTCCATTTCTTGCCCCCATAGATTTAATCTTGGTGGAAGATCGTGATTAAAGAATGGACTATTTAATCTTGCTTTATTTATTTCTTTATAGAAAGCCTTAATCCATCCTGGAATATCACCATCATTATTTTCTCTTGATCCCCATCCAAACCATATTCCATCTTCAGCTTGTGCTGAAGTAATCATTGTTTCATATAATTTTGGATCTGATAATCTTTGTAAGTATGCACCAAATGTTCCTGTAGGATTTACTCCAACACCGATTGTACTTTCTGTTATCTTTCTGATTAACATATTAACAGCTCGATTATTCATTCCATCATCGCTACCATATCCAGGTTGAAAGATTACTCCTAACTCTGATAATCCTGTCGCAAAAGGTTGAGAGCTAATATAAGGAAAGATTGCAGCCATTGCAGCAGTAGCCACATTAACAGCATTTTCAGAAAAAGTATTATCTGCAAATTGATCTGGTCTTGACAAGTAATACATTGTATCAGCAGAGATTGCTAATAAAGATGACACAGGATCAAATCTTGCATAAGATGTACTTGTGTACATTCCTGTTGTTTTATCTAATACGCAAATAGAATAAGGTAAAAATCCTTTTCTATAAAAAGCCTCTCGTTCAGCTTTATTTAAAGGAGCCATTCCTGTAATCATTATATCTTGTCCAGGTGTAGATCCATAAGCCATAGAACCAAAAGTAGTTAATAGAGCTGTACCAGATGCAAGTTTTGCTAAAGCTAATTGTCTAGCTGCTGGGCCATCAGCTCCAAATAGAGCTTTTCTAACTGAAGGCATAAAGAAAGCTAAAGCTGGATTTCTTGATGAACTTTCAAAAAAGATATTCATTATTGTTTTGTAGAATGGCACAAACATTTTCATTGCTGGAATGTTTAAAAATCTTTGAGCATCAGAAAAAATACCAGGAGGAAGTTTCTTTTGGAATGTTCCTTCTAACATTGCCTCTTTAATTTCTTTAACTATTTTACTGTCTGGATTGGCAAGAGTAGCTTTGTATAATTTCATTGCCTCCTCTGGTTCAACTCCATCAGCTATAGCAATGTTATATCTTTTAGTTGCTAATCTATCTAATTCCATATGAAAGATAATTCCTTTCATAGCCTCATCTTCTGCTAAAAGAAATCTACCAGGTAATCTAAACATAGTACCTATTCCATCTATACCCATACCTAGCCAACTATTCATATATTTTTCTGGTAAAAGATTTTCAGCAGTAAGAGATTTATTTTTTCTTAAATCCATTTTAGTAGTTTTAGAAGTAATAGGATTTCCATTTTTCATAACCTTCCATCCATTACCTAAAGCTAGTTTTGTTCCTTTATTCATAGAGGCCATCATAGCCCAGACTTCACTAAACATTACTCCATCCCTATGACTTAAACCTGGAACTTTATTAATTCCAGCAGCAATTCCATATTCAACAATTCTTAAAGCATTAAAGGTAACATTACCTACAATATTAACTGTGTGTGTTATTGGGCTCATCAATCTTGTATTAACCCAAACTTCAGCCCAAACATCTCCTAATTTTTTACCCCAAGTTTCTTTTATGAAAACACTTTTTTGATGAAGATCTAATTGTAAGAAATGACTAGCAAAATGTTTCCAATTCTCTGGTGTCATACCATCGGTAAGTTTAGCCATCATAATATCCAGATCTTGCATAGGTACTTTTTCTAAATCAATATGTCTAAAGATAGCTCCGGTTGTTCCCCACTCGGACATAGCTGCATTTACTTTACCCATTAAAGCAGCATATAATTTAAAAGTTTGTTGTGTGGCTATCATATCTGCCTCTGATGCAGTACCTTGAGCAATCTTTCTCATTAAGGTATCTAAATGTAATCCCAATACTCTAGTCTGAATTAAACCGGCTGCGATGATTTCTTTAGGAAGAACTGTTCCTTTTGGTGCTTTTAAGATATGAGTATAAACTTCATTCAATCCATATTTAGATGCCATATGTAAAACTTCTTCAACAGTTACAGGCCCATTCTTAAATTTATCTATTTCATTTTTAAATGCTTTATAAACAGTATTACCAAAATCATTTACATTGAATGTTTTGTTTTTAAATAATTTAGCAGTATCCACTTTTGAAACTTCACCTGTAAGCTCTGCTATTGTTTTTTCTAATGATAAAATTTGTGTTTCATCTAACTCACTAAAAACATATTGATTACCTTCTTTTGTAAATAACTTTCCTTCTTCTACTTTAGTTTTAAGTATATCTTGTTGTTTTTCTTGTAAGCCTGTAATTGTGTCATCATCTTTAGGTTTATTCTTTTTAGGCCATTTAAACTTAAACATACTAGCCACTTGAACAGGCTCTTCATTATTTAAGTTTTCATTAACATCGATAACCTCTTTAGCATTCTCGGCCTCAATGTTTGAAACATCTGTCTTTTTAATTATATCACTATCTGGAAAAACTTGAGATGTTACTCCATCAATTCTTTCAGATAACTCTGTATCTGTATTTTGAATTTTAAGTGATTTGAGTTTTTGATTGTTTTTGATCTGGTTGTTTTTTGACATTAGATGGCTCCTTCGGTTTGTATTTTAGACCTAGTGCCAATAAACTCTCTTTCAATTTCGCTAGTCTTTCCGACTTGCTGGATTGCTTTGTCATCTGAAAAAAGTTTATCTGTTTTAAGTTGCTCATATCCTGTACCTGTATCTATAGTGTCAAATTTTGATAAATCAAAAATTGCATCTTGATTACCAGATTTAGCAATATAAAGGGCTTGATCAAGATTGTCAATCCTTACTGACGCATCAAAAACATAGGTTCCATCTGCATTTCTCCAAGCACCCACATAAACCTCACCATATTCACCTTTTAAAGATTTCTCAAGAGCATAAACATTTTCTAAAATTTTTAACATATCATCATCTGTAAATGTATCTCCTAATTTTATTTCAGTTATTTTAAGTGGAGCTACCATATAACCTTTATCATATCCTAAATCTGCTGGAGCCTTACCATCAATAGTAATACTAAAACCATCTTCATTTTTTAAAGTTTTAATAGCATCCATAAGTTTAGTAGAAGAAGTTGCTTTTGTTTTAAACTCTTCAAACTCTTTAGTGAATACTTCTTTATCACTAGCTTTAACAATATTCTTGTCTATCTCTTCTATAACTTCTTTATTACCTCTTAACTTTCTTACTCCTTTAGCAAACATTTTAAATAAAGGAACCAATCCTTCTCCCACAGGGCCCAATGGAGCATCACCAATAATAGCTTTTAGTTTTGAAGAAAAAACATCATCGGCATTATAGCTCTCTCCATATTCAACATCTGGTGTTACTATATAATTCCAAAATTCTTTTGCTATGTTATCTGCTTTAGTATTATCAACACCTAACATTTGAGATATAAAAGCTGCAAAGTTAGGATCCCCAGGAACTTGAGCTACTCCAACTGTTACTGCCTCTGCTGATAATGCTCTTTGAAGAAATGGCCATACTCCTTTAGCTCTAAATATTTTAGCAAACATTCCATAAGCACCAATACCAGGAATAATAAATTGACCTATGCCTTCAGCAAAACCTCCGGCCATAGTTTCTGTATCTCCAATTTTTTCATAAATATTTTCTTGGTAAAAGTTAGCAAAGTTTTCAACTGATCCTTCACTAACTATATTCATTTTTTCTAAAGTGGCTAAAGCTAAAGATCCAACACCCTCTGTTAATTTAACACCACCTCTTAAAAAACCTTTACCGGTATCTTTAATATAATACCAAGCCTTTGAAGGGTTTTTTAATTCATAGCCATTATCAGTTAAAACAAATTCTTTATCACTATTTCTATATTCATAAGTATTGTTCCATCTCTTATCATAAGCATCATCATCAAGACTAAAATCAACTTTTGACTTATTCAATAAAAATTCTTTTTCATCGAAAGTTGTTATCTCTCTTATTATTTTTTCATCAACTGTACTACTTGTCATAAAATCCTTTTAATACTTTTAAGTCTGAAATCATATTAGTAACATCATTTGCTGTTACACCGGCTGGTAAAGGTATTGTTTCTGTAGATGTTCCTGGTATTAATTTACTTTTATCTACTTCGTATGTACCACCTTTATTAATTAAATCTCTCATCTCTTCTAATTCAGAAATTAATAAATCAACTTTTTCTGAACTACCTAAAAAAACTTCTTGAAAATTGTTACCGGTATAATCACTATACCAACTTTCATTTGTATTCCATTCCCCTTTAAAATAACTTTTAAATTTTTTACCACTTAAATAATGCCCTTTAACAACTGAACCAGCTACTACAGCCTCTTGATTAAGTATTTTATTTTCCATATTTAATACAGATGCTGCGTGATCTTTTTCTTGATTAACTCCTTCAACAAGTCTTATAGCTTGATTATTAATATCAGTTGCAGTTGCATTAGGATTAGCATTCATCCAATCCATTAACTCTCCAACTTTTTCTGTATATTGTTTAAAGGCTTGAGCTTGTTTTCCTTCATTATTAAATAAACCTTGATCAGCATAACCTACTTGTATTCTGATATATTCTTTAGCTTTAGTAAATCCATCTTTTTTAGAAAGATTAAGTTTGTTTAATAAATCATTTCTTGTATCTTGATTAATTAAACCTACATCATAATCATTTTTAATTTTCCATTTTGTTAAATTACCAAAATAAAGATCTTCATATAATTGAGCCTCAACTTCTGCATCATTAAACTCTCCTGTTTTTTTATCTTCTTTTAACATACCAGCATATTCAATGTATGTTGGTTTATCTATATCTTCCATTTCAGCTACAATTTTTTCAGCAGCTAAATAATCATTAGCAATCAGAGCTTTAGTGTATTTAACTTCTAAATCTTCAATGGTTGATTTCTTATCTATTGTAAGAGATTTTTCTTTATCTTCTTCTATCTCGATAGCTTTATCAGCCCAGGCTTTTACTTTTTCTCTAAATTCTCTTTGTTCATCTTCATCTAAACTTTCATACATAGCTTGGTACTTCGCAGATAAAGCATCTGCTTTTTTAACAGCAAGAGCATTTTTCTTATCTATTTCAGCAATAGTTTCTTGATCAGCTCCTTCTGGATAAGCCTCTTTTTTAGGAATAATTCTAAATGTTCCTTTTCTAACTTCTTCCCAGATTAAATTTTGATGAGCAACACCAGCATTATAATTATCTTCTGTATCTACATATTGTGAGAATAACCAATTCTTTTTTTGTTGTAGAACTTCTGCATCCCAATTATTTTCCCAAGTAGTTATTTGTTGAGCAGATGCACCAGCATCAATCATCTCTTGTCTTATTCTAACTTTTTCTGCTTGTAGATATTGATCTAAAGGAATTTTAACTGTTTTATCTCCAACAACAATTTCAATCTCTGTACCTAAACCAACAATATCTGATATTCTTTCAATTTGATCGTTACCATAAGAAACAGTAACAGCATTCTTTTTCTTTGTGTGATCTTTAATTAAACCATCTGAATAAGAACTATAATAAGAGTTAGCAGTAGTGGCTAGTTTTGCATTAGCTGCTATTGCTGCCTCTGCATCTAAAGGTAATAAAGCATCAGAGTATCCATCGACAATAGCATCCAATCTTTGTTTAAACATATCTAATGACATTGGAGTACCTTTAGTTTTTAAAAGATGAGCCTCTATTTTTAAATTCATAAAATCTGATTGAGCTTGAATAGCCATATCTCCAGCCAACATATTGATATGAGTAGCTCTAATAGCTTTTCCAAATGTAGTTGTTTTATTTCCACCTACTAAATTTTCTCTATCAGTAGGATTTGCAGTTAAGAATTGTTCTAAAGAGATAGCATTTTCAGCAGCAAACTTTTTACCCTTTTCTTCCATCTCAACATTTAAACCTTTTAAAGCAAATGTATTAATAGCATCTAATCTTTGGTTAAGACTTTGCCATCCAGATGCCTGGACTTGCCATTGTGGTGTATTAACATCTGGAACTGATACTCCTTCTACTAATCCACCTCTATATACTTTTCTTTCTTTTGCCATTAGTTATCATCCAATTTATTTGTGTTAGTTAAATCTTTTGTAATTGGTGTAGTTTTTTTATCAAAAACTCCGGTCATTCCCATTGATCCTATATCTGTACCTAAACCAAATATAGCATTCATAATTCCAAATTGTTTTGCGTGTTTTCCAGCAGTTTTAAGATTGGTAAATTCTACAATACCTAAATTTTGTATGAGCTCCTGGTTGATACCAGATAAACCATAATCTTCTGCACCAGATCTTAATGTTACTAATTGATTAATCATTACAGATCCTTCGTTAGTTAGCATACCTCCAGCACCTCCTTTAGCAATAATAGCTGATAGAGTTTCGTTAGTTAATTTTAAAGCCTCAACTCCTTTTTCTTTAGCCTCAATTCTTTTTTCTTTGTATTGTAATAATGAAATATCTGCTTTAGCATCATAGTAGGCTTTGGTTGCCATACCTTGCATATATGTGCCATAGGCTTTTGCTGCACTTGATGCTACTGCTATTACTGTCCACCAACTCATTGTCCTACACTCACCTTATATTCTAATCCCAATAATGTAAAAAATAATGGAGCAGATTGGGAAACTGTTATCTGGCCCATTCGATCAAATCCTAACATAGGTTTTCTTCTCCTCTTTCCTGTAAAAAAAGTTGCAGCAGTAAATGGCATATCACTACCATTGATTGTCATATTTTGCGATAAATATAATTGAGCTGTTGTTTCTACTATTCTTTTCTTTTGAGCTACAACATTACCACTTGGTAATTTTAATTCGACAGGCATTGTCTTAATGATTGGAGTATAATCTAATCCTATTTCCATAAAAACACTTGCTGTGCTATCAGTTGTAATTGCTCCAGAAGAAACTGTCTTATCATTTTGCATTGCATCATCAGCAGCAATTTTAACTGTCTTACCTTCTAAATGTCCAAGCCCAGATACAGATGTTGATCCAGGAAGATTACCGGCTGTTGAAGTATATTGAACAGCAGCATCTGTAGTGTAATCATCATTAAAACATTCTATATAATATTTTGTTGCACTATTAACTGTTCTTTTAACTACAAAATAAATTACATCAACATCAACAGCTACATTCATAAAGGATCCATCGGTTGTGCAAAGTGAAGGAGCTATTACATTTTGTCCTTTTAAAATAGAATAAGTAGCAAGAGATCCATCGTATGAATTAACTATTAATAATAAATCACCATCATCAGTTGATGTAGCTTTTCTTAAAGCCATATCACTAGGAGTAACAAGTAGGTGAGAGCTCAATAGAGAAATATTGTTAGAAATGTACGAGAGCTCTACATCACTAAATAAAAATTCTCTCAATGATTTTCCGGATCTTTGGATAAAAAGAGTACCACTCTCTGCTCCCACCGGCTTGATACCTTCTTTAGATCCTCTTCGAGTTGCAGTTTGTACTACAACATTGGATGGTGTGATTGGATCTAAATCAGATTGGGGTAAGAAAAATTCACCACCTTTGGTGAACACTTGTAAATCTCTACCAGAAAACATACCGGTAATTGCATTAACACTATCTGTTGCTAGTGTTACTTCTATACTATCATCATCTAATCCTTCTCCAGGATTAAAATCAAAATAATCTCCAACACGAGAACCCCATAAAGTATTTGGTCTTGATTTAGAACCACCAAACCATAATCTTCCTTCGTGGAAAGTTACAGATCTTGGATAACCATAAGTACCACTCCAGGTATCTACATAATCTACTTCTAAAAACCAAGAACCAGATGCGATTGCACCTGTATTAAAAAAAGGAATTTCAACTATTGCCTCAACTTCTGTTCCAGAAGTATATCCTGTAATTCTTGCTCTACCAATTCCATCATTAGCCTCAACATAATCTCCTACATTACCAGAAGAAAAAACAGATCCACCAGCAGTTAATGTAATATTACCATCAACAGCACTTGGAGTTAATGTTTGACCTGGATTTGAAGTTGATAAACTAAAAGCATACTTTGGTATAAAGTCATAAGTAATATTAGAAATTGTCCAAGATGTATGATTAGCTCCTCTTACTATTTTTTTAGGAGCCATATCTTCTTGAACTACAATTAAAGTATCAGCAGATTGTGTATAATCCATTGTTGGAATATTTGCTGTAGCAATCGTTGTAGTTAAATAATTATTACCTGTTCCATTAATATTTGTTTGAAGAACTTTATCTTTATAAATATACATTCTGTTATTTGTAAATAACAGCATATAACTTTGTGTTGTTGAATATTCAAAAGGAACTAATCGACATCCATTTTGAGGAGTAGCAGCAGAGGGTATCTCTCCAACATACTGTAATCCTGGCCTACGAGTTACTCCACCTTGAGGCTGGATTAAAACATTTCTAGCTTGAGCTAATGAATTATAATATTGTTCAATGTCAATACGAGAGTGAAGTAATGGATCAACTTCTCCTGTTGTGAAATTGGATTGTATTCCTACTACTCTGCTCATTATCTAACATCTGTTAATGGAAATTCTAAAATTTGATATGGAGGCTTACCTCTTGCATCTGCACTACAAGCCTGTCTAAAATATCCACCCCTTCCATTTTCAGTAACAGGGCCTATTGCTATATTCTTCCAATAATCTGCTTTGCTTATTTGATCTGTTACCGGTTCGGCTAAATGCCAAGCCATCATATAAACAAGTAGCTGTACGAAATAAGAAGGCATTAATCCCTCTGTTACTGCACTTGTTATATAATCAATATAAATTTTTGTTTCATTTGTAAATATAGCTGGGCCAGAAGAAGTATAGAAAATTTCATAAGTATTAATTGGTGTAGCATATGTACTATCTGTATTATAAACCTGGAATGGTTGTCCAGCTACAGCAGTAGAAGGTAAATCAAATCTATTATCCCATTCTCCTATAGGATCTGTAGAAGATTTAGTTAATTGTAATTTTGTAAATGCAAAACTCCATTGATACATTGATAGAGTTTGTCTTTTAACTGTTTCGTAAATGTTATTACATACAGCAGCAGCATCATTAGTTGTATCACTAAAAGATGAAATCGTATCAGCTCCTAATAAATTCAGAGCTTGATTACATACTGTTACATTTGTGTCGCCACTTGCCATATTTTCAATTCATATTCCTTTTTAAGGATAGGCCCTTTTATTGGGCCTACCCCTTCTTATTACTATTAGTCTGCGTCTGCAACTGTAATTGCTGTACCATCTGATACATCAACAACACCAGATGCGTTTGATAAAACTATTACCAAACTAGCAGTAGGTGTGTTGCTGTCATAGATATACATCAAGTCGCCAACTTTAAGTAAATCACTAGCTGAATTAAAATATCCAGAAGTATTTACTGTAGCGATTGCGTCAGCAGATTTGTAAGCCCACATTTGTGGTGCGTTACCAGCTTTAGATTGACCACCTATAGGTGTCAATCCAGATGATGCGTATGCCATATAAATATCCCCCTATAAATTATTCACGACAAGTTATTTTAGTTATACCTTCGTCATCGATTGCTACTGATCCAGCAGAGAACATACTGTTCACCAAGAAAGAAGTTTTCTCTGGAACATAATTGATCTCTGTTTTTTGGCCCATATTTTCGGCCATACCAATAGCAGATCTGTGGAAAGCATAAACATTTCTGTCGCTTGAACCATCAATAGATAATCCACCTTCATCTCTATCACCAATAGTTATGAATTTGAAACCAAGGAAAGTATTAATATCCCCAGAAACAAGTCCTTTAATTGCAGCATAGTCGCCACTTATTGCTCTTTCGTCAGCTAATAAACCAGCTAATGAATTTGCGTGGATCAAGATATGTCTGTCATCTAGTGGAACATTTTTAGCATCCATTGCTTTTTTAGCAGCAATTAGCTTTCCAACATTCAAGTTTGATGCAGCAGCAGATCCAGAAGTAACTATTGTATTTGCAACTGTGTTTGGTGAAGAGGCTCCAGCAAGAGCATCTATGATAAGTTGGTCTAATCTTCGGCCAATAGCTTTCGATACTACTTGTACTAATTCCGATCTTTCATCAAAATTAACTTTAGCTTGATGAAATATGTCAGAATACTCTGCTGCATTGTAATCAGACATTGTAGCTGTAACTTGTGAGTAAGTTACATTCAATGGTGTTACATCAGTTTGAGGTATTCTAGCAGTAGCAGATCCTTTACCTAGTTTTGGAAATTTATAAGTATTTCCAGATACACCAGATCTTAATCTAACAGAACCTCTCAAGACACTTTCTGCTTGAAAAGCCTGTTTAACTTCTGCATCGAAAAGAGTTACAAAAGCATTTGTTATCGATTGTGCCATCGTTTTCTCCTCTAATTAAACATTATTAATAAAACATCAGTTGTCTGGAAAAGCCAGGCTGAAAAATGGTGTCTTTACCCACCAGCCAGAAGGCCAAAAGAAAATTCGGTTATCTTCAATTATGATTGATATTAAATTTTAAAGCAAATGTAAAGGGGTAAAATTAAAAATTATTCATTAATTCAATAAATTCAATTAAAGCTACAATACCTAATTCTATTGCAAGAATAGTATGATAAATGTGCCAGACTACCCCTCTACTATATTTCTTTTTCATTAAATTTCCCCTGTACTTGTAGCAGTACCAGGAAATGCTTTAGCAAAATGTTCTTCTACTTTTCTTCTAAATGATGCGTCTGTTTTATATTTAGGATCTTTAATCATTTCATAAAGCTCATCTTTACTTGGCATTCCATCAGCATTAATAGGAGCTGTTGGTATGGTATTCTCTCCATAATACTTACGAACTTTATTTATAGCATTAATACCATCAGCAGTAGCAGCAAAGATTTTAAACTCTTCAAAATCATTTTCACCCCATACTCCTTTAGATACTAATCCTTTACCCCAAGTTGTTATCCCTTGAATAATTTGATCAGCATTGGGCCCAAGAGCTTTTCTTTCTTGTTCTATATTAATACTCTCTGCATCTTTTTGTTTAGAAGTTATCTCTCTAAATTGATTAACTAATTTATCAAAACCAGCTTGAGTAGGTTTATTTTCTTTAGCCCATTCCATAAACATATCGGCTATTTGATCACCTTCCTCAACTCCTTCTAATGCAGTTATATCATATTCTTTAGGAGCTTTATGCTTACCCATTGAAAATGCTTTCTGCAATTCTTTATAAGAAGTATTTAAGTCCTCTGTTTTAACACCTGTTTTAGGATCCCAAAATTTATCTTCTAGGTATTCTGGTTTAACGAGTTTAACCTCTTCTTTCTTTTCTTCAGAAGAAACATTCGTTTGTTCCTCAATCTTATGAGGTATATCTTCTGGTTCTTTTTCCTTCTCTTCAGTTGGTTTGACATCAGCCAATAAACCCTCTGGTTTTTCTTCTACTTTTTCTTCGACTTTATTTTCTTCTTCAGCCATTGTTCTTCGCCCTCTCTATGCGTGTTTGAATATCTCTGATCACAGAATTTTGGCCCTCTCTTGCGTATCCAAAAGAAGGTTCACTTCCAGGTATCCAAGTTGGTTGTTTGATTGTTTTAGATATTAAATATTCCAAAACCTTTTTACCATCTTTGGTATTAAAGGTTCTTGCAATAGATACATCTATTTCCCTTTGGTTATCTTTAGGTTTGTTACCTAAAACTTCTAATCCTTCCCATCCAGGAAGGTTAATATCTCCTTCAGCCATTATGCCATAGCCTCTTGTTCAACAGCACTTGCTGGTTCTTGAGGAGAAGGAGCTTGATCTTGAGGAGCTGCTTGTGGTTCACCAGCTTGTCCATTCGGCTGTGCACTCATCATTTGTTGCGACATTGCCATAGCTTGTTTTTGTATCATTTGTTTTTCTTCTTCAGATGTTCTTAAATCAGAAGGTACTCCTAATTTATCTGCAACGAATGCAGCTATAGCATCTGGTTTAACTTCCGACATACCTCCTGGGCCTAAAGCATTAGCAATTTGGAAGAACTGCATTACTTCATTTACTTCTTCTAAATTTTGTGCTTTAGCCAATGGAGAGATAGGAACTACTTTTACTTCTAATCCATTAACCTTTAATGGTAATTCAATTAAACCTTTTTCATTCATTATATGTAGAACTCTTCTAATAATAGGAACCATTGTTTCTGTTATTAATCTTCCAAAAGCTGCACCCATATTTTGTGCTAACTCTTTCATTCTCTCTACAATCTCTGTTGCAGATCTTGCAGACATATTATCTGGAGGAAGAGTATCATCGAGTAATGTTTTTTTAATATTCATTCTTAAATCATTGATTACAATTTGAGATACATTAAAATCTCCAGCTCTAGGCAATGGAGATAAAGATGCTCCTTGTGGCCCACCATTACGAGCAACAGGAATAATAGCACCTGGAGTTATTTTAATATTATTAGGATTTAAAACACCATCATCGGCAGCAGTATAAATTCCAGAAATTGCTAGTGATGCGTTCTTTAATAATAATTCTAAAGTTTTATTTAATGTTTTAATATCTGGAATGGCTGTAGTGAGTGGGCCTCTTCCCATTACCTCGCCTGGTACTTTCATATATCTACTTACCACCCAAGGGCTTTGTTCCATTCTTCTATAAACTAATTCTGATTTAGATTTGTCGTGTACTATGTGGTAACAATAATCTTTTACAATAGGATCAATAATAACTGCCTCACATAATTCTATAAGCTCTTGAGGTTTTTCTTTTATTTTTAATTCTAATGATTGTGGAAGAGTAGCATCTGGAAATTGTCTTTTAATTGCCTCTCCTCTAACTTTAAATTTTCTATAAACATTATCAACTGTACCACTTGGCCCTTCTTCTAAAGCAATTAAATATTGTGGAACCGGAGTAAAGGTAACAGGATTAAGATCATCTCCAGGCTGAATTAACATTGCAGCAGTACCTACAGAAAGATCTAATAGAAATTCTCCAATCGCTAAATCAAAATTGGATTGTCTTAACACAGAAAACATTTTATCTAAATAAAGATCTAATGCTGTCTGTACTTCTAAAGATCTCTCTCTAGGTATATCATTCCCAGGTTCTAATCTGCACCATTTTTTGTAGGGAGGAAAAAGTCCAGATTGTATTCTGTTAGCAAATCTTTGAGTGGAATGAATAGCTGTACTGTCAAAAACTCTGGACATCTTTGCTTGTCCAGGAACATTACCTTCGTAATAACCATCGTATAAATTTCTTTGAGGAAGAGCATATTGATAACACTCTTCATAAACAGATCTCCAATTTTCTTTTTTGGCAAATGCCTGTTTGTGTCTATTTAAGACTTCTGGTACTTGTAATCTCATTGCCATAATCGGTTATTAAAATACTATTGCACCAATAATAAATCCAATAACAATACATACTATTTCTCTTCTATTATGTAATTGCCATATCATAAACTTATCTTTGTATTTTTTAATCATCTCCATCGTTTTCCTCCCTAATTAATTCTTCTTCATTTTCACCTTGATTTAATTTTATAAATCTAGGATTTCTTATAAATTCTTCTTGTTCCATTAAGCCAACTGACTTTCTTTACCAAGATAAGTATTTCTTGGATTTCTAGTAGAACCTAACTCTCTTCTAAATTCTCCAGCTAATAAACCACCTCTTCTACTTCTAGCAATTTTTTGAGAGCCTGTTCTTGGTTTTAATTTTCTAGCAACTTTTTTTTGTTTAGGATCTGTTTTGTATTGGACATCTCTTTCAGCTTTACCAATTTGTCTTTGTTGAACCTCTGGTCGTCTTTTACCTAGTGGGCTTGATAAAATTTTTACCGGAGCTTTAATTACTTTCTTAACTACTTTTGCTGGTGATCCTCCCATTATGTGTACCTCTTATCAAAATCGTATGGATTTCTAATTGGATCTACTCTTGTTAGTGTCGTACCTGTACCTAACATTGGAATAGCTCTTTCTTGATTAACTAATAATCTTCCTCCAGCTCTACGAGCTCTGGATTTAGATGCAATCTTTCTTAATTCTTTTTGCTCTTTAGCATCTGCTCTAGCCTCTCTCTCATCCAATAATTTGTTGGAAGTTTCAATTTGAGGAGGTGGAGTATATTTAGGAACTTTAAAAACACTACCCATTAAAATAACCTCGCAAACATAATATAATCAGATTTATCAATTCCATAATTTTTTAAAATACCTTCTTCTTTAAAATATAGACTTTTTATCCATTTGACAGCACGAACATTTCGTGAACTGACAGTAACTTGTAATCTATGTAAAGATAATTCTTTTGCTGCTAACTCCATAAAAGCTAAAGCTCCTTTATGAAATTGTATTCTATGCTTACGAATAAGAGTTTGATCTGGTATTAACCATAACTCTGATACACCTTCCCATTGAGGAACTACACCAAAACATAAGACAGGCTTACCTTTTCCTAATACAACATAACCATAACCTTGTTGAGTAGCTGCATCTAAAAATTCTAACCATCCTGGAAATAATTTAAGATGTATCTTATCATCTTCTCCAAGATCCATTAAATTAATAAGATAAGATTTAAAAGGTAACACCATATAATCCACACCATCAACTTTAAATATCTTTTCTATTGTTAATAGGTTCACACTTTTGCTTTCTCATAAGTGGCTCTCAATCCTTTAGGAACTTTAAACTTTCTCATTCTCTCATCGGTACAGGATATAAAGAATTGTCTTTTTAAAACACAATCCGGAGCCCAAACTTTTACAAGCCAAATGATTTTTTTATCAATCATCCGAATACATCAAAATCTAAAGGAGCTACAGAAGGTTTCATTCGACTAGCAGCATTCCCTCTCGTTAATCTTCTATGCTCACCACCACCCAACATTAAATACATAAAAGCATCACCAATGTGTGAGTGATCATTTTTGTTTGGTTGATCTCTATATCTCTCTCCTCCAGAGATTTGAACTCTTCTATAATGATAACCACCAGCTAAAGATTTTCTTAATCGCTGACATTTTCTATCAATTAATAATCCTGGCTTACCTAATATTAATCTATTCATTGGAGATGCACCGGCCTCTCTTCTAACTCTAAAATCATTTGTAGCAGTTGGTCTAGCAACAAGTCCAAGGGTTCTTAAATGATCGAATGCTGTAACTTCAAAAATTTCATCTCTCTTTTGTCCAGCCGGATCACCCCAGATAAAGACATCGAATTTAGGAAATCGAGTTTCTAATTCTCCTTTTAACATTTGACCAAATCTTTCCAGGCCCATATCAAAAGTTACTAGCTCGTGTAAGATTACCCATCTACCATTAGAATGTTTTTGTCCAAATACTGCTGCTGGAGTTAAACCAAAGTCCACTCCGACTTGAATAGGATATTGAATATCTGGTTCAATAAAATCTTCCACCATTAAACTATCATCGTATTCTGATATAACCGGTTTTCCTTCTTGGACATAAGTATATTGAGCTTGAGCATAACATCTAATCCAATCTAAATTCTTTCCAAGTAATGTTTGTTCATAGTATCCTGTTGGTAAATTTTTTCTATTTTCTGTTTCTTCTTTTACCTTCCACCATTTTGCAGAACTTAAAACATAACCATTCGCCTCTGGATTTTCTGGCAGCTCACCTGGAGATACTTCTTCAACAGCACCAGGTTGTTTAAAAAATTTCCAAGCATACTTACCCTTCATTCTTTCTTTCTCTGCTAATCTATACCACCAATGGTCATCATCCATTGGGTTCGTATCCATTATAATTCCTCTCCAAGGTTTTGCTCCACCATCGGATAATGTTGGGTATCTTCCTACTCGGTGTGTTAATCCATCAATAACAGCTTTAGGTAACTCTCTAGCCTCATTCACCCAGGCTCCGGTTAATTCCATTGATAATAATTTTCTAACATCTTTAGGCTGATCAAGAGCTAGAAAAATAACTTCACAATCTATTCCAGGAGCTCCATCTCTTGCCGGTAATTTTATATGATGTGTTAAAGGAGGGCTCCATCTAAAAGCTCCCCATATATTTTCTGGGAATAATTCTTGCCAGGTTTTAATCGTGGTTGTTCTTAATTCTGGATAAGAGTTTCTAACAACTACAAATCTTGAATATTTAATTCCATCTCTAGGAGATTGCTTTTGCTTAACTGCCTTCAACATTATTTCAGCAGCACAAGCATAAGATTTACCAGAGCCTACAGGGCCCATTATTCCACGAACAAAACTTTTATCATTTAAGAAATTCCAAATCGTTGGTGAGGAAGAAAAATCTAAATTAAGATTTGTGATAGCATCACTCATTGTTTTTTTATACCCTTGAATGTGTATTTGATCAAACTTGTTTTAGGATCAAACTCTACTTTGCTACATCCACAGAGTACAAACAAACAAATCACACTAACTTTTATAATTTTTAAAACTTTCAACAATGCTCCCTATCCTACTCTCATCTTCAGTTTTATTCCCAAGAGCTAAATTCTTCCAATCAGCTAAAGGCCTACCAGCAATTCGTGCAGCCTCTTTATCGCTAATTCGATTTTTTAACATCGACACCTGGATTATCTCCTTCTCCTGGTGTGTTAGTGCTCTCTTCATTTATTTCCTCTGCGTTCACAATGACCGGCTCTTCTGGGCCCTTCATTACAATTCCAACTACAGATGGTTTATCTAATTCCTCTTGAGGATCTAATAAACCTGTAGCTTTCGCTAATACTCTTAAAACACCAACTTTATCGTGGAGCTCCACTTCGAGCTGTGGGCCCATCTTTGTCGGTGTTACTTTAATTTTTTTTATAGCTTTGATTGCCTGTGGTGAAATAGCTTTAGGATCCTTAATAGTTACTTTGCCATCTTCATCCCAGGACATAATGTCGTCAATATTCGCTTTGGCTATATCGATAAGCTCTTGAGCTACATTCTCTTTATTGTGCTCAATGATTTTGGATTTCTGTATCCTTCGTTGAACTACTCGAATACCACCAAAGCGATCTAATGGTGGTTTGACAATTCTTTTAGAATTTGATTTCGCCATCCCCACTTGTGTCATCCTTTTTTGGTTCGTTATTAAACACTCTAAAGAAAGCTACTCCATCTCCTTTGTTATAGGATTTGGTTTCATCTCTCTTATAGATTTTTATATCTTGAGCTCCAGAAACTTCTTTAGCCTCTTTGGTTTCTTTATCAAAGTCTTTCGCATCCCATAATTCTATGAGATATTCGCCTTGAGGAATATTAATATCCTTAAAGACTTTAAAGTTTCGGTTACTCGCATTTGGGCCTTTTGCCATATTTCCTCCTTTTTTGTTTCAGATTTAAGGCAGTAATATTATAATCGATTTGAGAATTTATTGCAAAAAAATTGTGAGATACCCCCCATATATATTTACGCACCCCTCCCCCAAAGGGTATCGAATTTTCAGAAATCAAGGTTATTCGCAATGTTGCCACAGTTATAAAACGCAATCGAACCTTTGGGATTTATAAATTAATATCTCATCTTCCACTTTTTAGATAACTTCTTAACCATAGCCTGGGCCTCTTCTTGCTTATTCCTGGGCTTACTTACCTTATTTATTGCGTCTTTAAAGAAGTATATCGTGGCTGGTGCATCCTTATTGTTATCCCTTCTCCATTCTATAATTTGTTTGATCTTGGCAATAGCTGTCGGAGGATGCAAACCCTGGTTTATCCAATCTTCTACAACTTTTACTTGTTTCATATCATATTGTTTGTGCTGTCCGAATATTTCTTCGGTTAATTTTATAAACTGATTTAATATCTCTACTGCCTTTAAGTATATATTAGTACTGTTACCTATGTTGTTATGTAGTCGCTCTGAATGAATATCTACATATGCATTGGGTGCATATTTCTTCTTATCAGTTATTCCTTTAGATGAATATTCTTTCTTCCCCCCTTTAATAGGTTTCTCATCCTTTTTACTCTTCGGATATACCTCCACCTTCGGTTTCTCTTCAAAAGACCTATCAGTAACAGTAGCTGTAGCCCTCGCATCTTCTTCACTCACCTTCGTATCAAATACCATAAAATACTTATTCCCCTTTAGCCCAGGATGTTTCTTTGCATATCGTATATAATCCCATTCAATTAGTTTTTTAATGTGCTTACTTATAGTGGATTGAGTGATATGTAAATCTCTAGCAATGGTACTTTGATTGGGCCAACAGACACCTTGCCTGGATGTATAATTACCAAGTGCAGCCAGAACTCTGAAGATAGCTGGATGCTTTTTAAATCGAATATCTATTACAGCTCGTTGAGGCAAAACACAAAAATGTCCTGGAGTTTTACCTTTACCATAATGAACTTTACTTTTCTGTTTTTCTTCCGGCATTCTTATTCAGTTTCATTTTTAATTCCTCATAATCAGCCCAAAGCTCTAATCCCAAATCCGATTGTAAAGACCAATGTTTAGATCTCTTATCTTTTAATTTCTCGTGGTATAAAACTGTTGTGTGATCCTTATGTACGCAGCTCCTTCCAATATGGGCCTTGCTATGTTGAGTTAGATCCAGGCATAAGTTTATATACAATGATCTGGGCCTTACAAGCTCGGCAAATCTACTTTTAGAAGTTAATTGATCTGGAGTTATCTGGTACTTAAAACACACAGCCTCCAATATATCTCGCAGCCATATCCTTGGTTCCTTATTATATTTAGGCTTATACTTGAGCTTGGATCGTAACAATTCCAATTCCTCCTGGAGCTTTTCAATTCGATGCTCCATATTAAATACTTTATTCTGGAGTGTTTTTTGATCTCTTTCCTTCTTCTCTTTTTCAGTTACCGGAGCTTTCATTACTTTGTATGGTCGAGCATCTACATATGTCATTTTTTAGGATCCTTTTTAAAATCAACTACATTACCTGGTTTCTTTTTCTTTTTCTTATTCCATTCATCCCAGGCTTTCCGGCCCACAATTTCTCTTACATCTTTTTCACTTAACTCTTTTAACATCTCATCAATCTTCCAATTCGGCCTTCTACCAAATCTAATAGGAGTTTTAGATAAATTTATACTTTCATCTATTAACCATTGAGGCCAGGTTGATTTCTCTTTCTTCGGTTGTGTTTTTTTCTGTTGATGTTCTTCTACCAACTTGATTAGATAGTTGATATAGTTTTGAGCTTTTTTTAAATCGTTTAAGCCTCCCTTGAGCCTCCACCTTGATATGTACTTCACAATGTTGCCTTCATTGTAGCCCAGGTTGTTTTTAGTTATATAATCTCTTGGCTGTATTGCTAATTGATTATAATGCTTTGGATCTATTGGATCTGACATTGTTATCTCCTTTTTTAATTTGATAGTGAGGTTTTGAATTTAGCACCAATTCTACAGCATCTGTTATAAATTTAACCATAGATACTCGGTGCTTTTTAGCCTCTTTTTGGAGCTTTCCCTTCAATTTAGTGGAAATCTTCAGATAAATAGGTGTTAATTGAGGTTGCATTTTTTTTCCTTTTTTTTAATTTAATGTATTGACTTGTATATATTCAATATATATATCTATCAATATGAACAATATAAGACCAACAACAAGAAATAACAAAGGGAGGAAAAATGGCTTATAAACATTACTTGCGTTCAACTAGAAACTTATATTACATCGAGGAAAAACCAGGAGTAAGAATTTATTATTCTTATGTAACTCCTGTTGCTTTTTTAGCAAATGGTGTTCTTAAAGTTTCTGAAAACAGATGGTCTGTAACTACAGGCAGACATTTAACTTGGATTGATGGAGGAGCAAAGAAAGACAGATTACCTCACGATCAATTCAAAAAAGAGTTGGAGGATATTAAGGGCCAACAATCAAAACAGCCGGATATTTTAAAAACAGTTTCAGCTGTTTCTGCTTTATTTGGCATTATATCTGATCACCAAAAAGATAAAGAAGGGAAAGTTAAATTCCAGAAGAGATTTTTTGAGAAGGTTCCTGGTATTCAATTTCCAGAAGATTGGGATCAGTTACCAACTGAAGAAAAAGAGAAGAGGTTAAAAAAAGTTACTGAAGAGGGATTAAAAAAAAGATGAACTTTAGAACTTGGCTAACTAAAAATAAACTAAAGTCATCAGATAAAATGGTGGGAGATCTGCGTGTGTTAGCAGATACTTCCACTTTTAGATATATCTCCAGGAATGGTTTTAATTCTGATGATGTAATTATTAGAATGATTGAAGATGGTTGGATATTTCAAAATCCAAACACTCCTCCAGAATTTACATTCGATGTTGTTCTGGATCATTTTGATAACAATCCAATACTAACTTAATAGGAAATATAATTATGAAATATGTAGCTTACTATAGAGTATCAACTAAAGACCAAGGCAAAGATGGTTATGGTATCCAGGATCAAGAGAAGGTTGTTGAAAGATATGTTGGTAACAATGAATTGATTGCATCTTTTAAAGAAACTGAAAGTGGATCTAAAAGTGATAGACCGGAACTGTTAAAGGCCCTGGCATTATGTAAAAAAGAAAATGCAACATTAGTTATAGCAAGATTAGATAGACTTGCTCGTAACTTATACTTTGTTGCTAAATTACAAAACAGTAAGATTGATTTTGTTTGTTGCGATATACCAGATGCTAACAAATTTACTATTCAATTACTTGCTGCTGTAGCTGAACAGTATTTAGATACATTAAGAAAAAATACTAAAGCTGCCCTGGCTATTGCTAAAAAGAATGGAGTGCAATTAGGCAATCCAAAAAATCTTAAACAAGCAAGTATTAAAGGTAACAAAGTTAAACAACAACAAGCAGATCAATTCGCAATTAAGATTAATGAAATTATTAAAAGTATCAGAGCTGCTGGATTAAATACACTCCAGGAAATTTCTGTTGCTTTAAATAATAGAGGTATCAAAACTTATAATGATGGAGTTTGGTATCCTACAACAGTAAAAAACATCATAGAAAGAGTAGGTGCGTAATGGCTAAAAGATCCTGGTGGAGCTTAAAGATACACGACTATCCAAACTATGATCCTAATGATGCTGACCTTGAACATATTGCAGAACAAATTAAACAAGGAAATCATCAAGGAGAATTAATACAAGAAAAAGAAAAGGAGGTGTGTAATGGATCATAATGATCTAAAAGTAAGTGAGTTTAATAAAATAGTTGGTCAAAGAATTTTAAAGCAAAGACTAAACAAAAAATTAACTCAAACAAAACTTGCTAAACAACTTTTCGTAACTTTTCAACAAATTCAAAAGTACGAAAAGGGAGTAAATGGTGTGAGTGGTTTTAGACTTAAACAACTTTCACTAGCATTAGAGGTTCCTGTTAATTACTTTTTTGATTATCCAATAACAGTAATTGATGGAAAGCTGTGTTCTTCTAATGTTCCTGTAGATAATAGACAGAATGTGTCTAAAAGAGAACCACAAGATAAACAATTAGACACCAACAAAGAGAGGTCTGAATGAAAATATTGAAATCTATTTTTGAAGGATTGGTTTTTCTAGCTTGTATTGCTATGATTTATTTCTTCACAATATTTTTGTGTGCACTTTCAGATAAGTGTTACTACTACTATTTTCCTGGAGCAATTTAATGCCTGTAAATAAAGTTTATACATCATTAAAAAATTATGAATTAGGATCTAGTAAGATAGTAAATTTAATCAGAGGTGTTGAAGGTTATACAAGTTTCCAAACTCCCAATGAAGTTTTGGAAAGAGCCATCAAAGAGCTCAAAGGAGAGGAGGTTACTGATGACATAAGTAACTTACCCAAAGTTAAGGCTGGTACATATTTAGAACCAGCTATACTTAATCTTTTCTCCCACGACTTAAAAGAAATCTGTGATGAACAACAAGCTACATTTAAAATTGATGTTCCGGATCAAGGATATTTTTTTAAAGTTAAGGGAGGAAAGATCGGCAGTTCATTAGATGCTAAAATAAAATTTAGCAAAACAATAAGTTTATTGGATCACAATAATGTGGAACATAAACTATCCGGAGTAGGTAATATTGAAATTAAAAATTTCTCCGGTGCTGCTACAGATCCTGTGCCCTTATACCAGGAGTTTCAACAACAATCACAGTTGCTGACAACTGCAAGTAATTTTTCCCTTTTAGTTAGATTGGTTAAGGGCTGGGATCTACAATGGTTTGTATATTTTCCAGATAAAAAGATACAACAGCTATTAATAGATGCTGCAACAGATTTTTGGTTTAGGGTTGATGGCATTATGAATGGTAAAGACTATTGGTATCCTCCAGAGAATACCAAAGAGGCATCCAAATTAATTAAAGGTAATGGAGTGTTGAATGCTTTTAGTATGGATGGTAACAATGAGCTCCAGAAATTAGTGGATGATTTTCATTCTGCTAATGTTGCAATTAAAGCCTCTCAAGAAATTAAAGATCTCTCATCAAAAAGAATGAAAGAAATAATGGGAGAACACGAGGTTGTTAAATGTAATGATGTGGAAATTAGACATACCACAATGGAGAAAGCAAGAACTAAAGTAATAAAACTTGATGGGCCTCCACTTAAATACAGGAGGTTCTCGGTAAAGCATAGTGTCCAAAGATGATAGAAAACATTTTCAAATTAATGCTTACTTACTTGCTAGGCAAGAGAGTGCTAAACGCATTCGACTACGAATATTGGAAAAGTTTGGTGTTGATATTGGAGTTGAATTTGTTGAAGAACTCATTGAGCTTATGGCCCTGGCTGCAATCGAGGGCCTTAAAATACAAAACCAAATATTCACTTTTCACATTAATAAAATAGGAGATAATGATGACGAACCAGAAGAACCACCAGATGAAACAAAGCACTAGCAGTTTAATTGATGCTTTAAATAAGTTTCAAGATAGTAATACTAAAGCTGAAAGAGATGGTACTAATCCATACTTTAAATCTGATTATGCTACACTTGATGAAGTTATTAGATGTTGTAACTATGGAGCTAAATTTGGATTAGCATTCTCTCAACAAATAGATTTTGAAAAAGATATTGTTGAAGGACAATTAGTAACTACACAATTTGTTAGAACTACTCTTTATCATACGAGCAGCCAACAAGCTATTACAAGCAGACATATTATTGCAGTTAAAGGCAATAAGTTTGATGATAGCCACGCAGTAGGATCAGCCATTACTTATGCTAAAAGATATTCTTTATTAGCAATATATGGATTGGCTACCCAGGATGATGATGGTAATGCTAACTCTGAAGTAACTGATAATAAATCTACAAAATCTAAAGTAGATAGTGCAGCTAAAACTAAAGCAGAGAGTGATAAGGTATGGATACAATATCAGAATAATTATATCAGTTCTATTGTTGGAATAATTAATAATGAGAATAAAGATTATGAAGATAAGAAAAAAGAACTTAATGATTATGTTGAAATTGAGGCTCCTAAAAAATCTAAATTAGCCAAAGAGTTACCAGGACTTCACGAACAATTAGATCAAAGAATAGAAAGAGAGAAAAAAAGATTTAAAGAAATGGAGGTTAAAGATGGCAAATCTAATGGTAACTAAAAAACAATTAAGGTTATTTGATTACATTAAATCTTATCATAAGAAGGAGAGAATACCTCCTACTGTTAGAGAGATAGCAAAGCATATGGGCTGTGTTCATAGCAATGTGCATCGAATGCTCCGGTTATTAGAGAGAGATCATTTAATTAAAATACATCCAGCTAAACCTAGAGGTATTGAAATTTTAAATGGGAGTGGAAAATGATTAGTGGTCAAACTGCTCAAAAAATTTTAGTGGAATTAACTAGGATTAATAATAATTTGGAAAAGATTTTAGCTTTACAATACACTACTAATAGATTTACTGATGCTATTGTAAATAAATTAAAAGCTGATACTACTTTTATTAAGACTACAAAGGAGAAAGAACTTGAACCTATACAAGAGTAGATTTGGGAAAGACTTTGTTAAAGAGTTGATTAACGCATACGATGGAGAGAATGATGTGGTTGTTATTACTATGCCTTCTGATGAACCTAATGGAAAACCACACCAGAAATTCTATTCTGCCAATGATCCAGAATTATTAAACCTGGAACACTCACCTCATTTTCCTAGTGGAATAATAATAAAACCCTATGAAGAATATTGGTTAGATAGACATAGAGATAAAGCAGAAAAAGTAATATTAAAAAATCCAAAAGAAAATACTGATGGGAATTAAACACGATCCAACTACAGGCTTACCTTCAAATGACAATTCAAGTTATGAAGAGTTGTTACAAATGTGGAGAGAAGAAAAACAAAAAAGAAAAACTGCTGAAGATACTGCTAATAGATTGGTTGAAGAGAATAATAACTATGAAACAATTAGTAAATCTCATAAAGAAATAAATGGAAAGTTACAGACAAGAGTAAATGAATTAGAAGAAGATAATAAAAAACTATCAAAACAAATAGAAGATAAAGATAAACATATAAAACAATTAGTAGATGTAATGTGAAACATTTATGTGCAACTCTTCTACTATTATGTAGTGGTTTAAATCCTCAATTAGATGGAAGAGATTTATTTATAGAGCAAATAACAAATTGTGCATTACAATATAATGCAACAACTATTTCTTCAGAGAGAGTACCAATTCATTTAGTAGTAGCTGTTGCAGCCCACGAAAGTGCTTGGGGTAAAAGTAGATTTGCTCTTGAAGGTAATAATTATTTTGGAATTAAAACTCTATCCCAAGATCCAGATAAATATATGGTTCCTAAAAATAATAAGAAGGTTAAGCTACAGAAGTATGAAACTATGTGTAGCTCTGTTGATGGTTTTATGGAGTTGGTTACTATCTCTCCCAGGTATAAAGAATTTCAAGAGGAACTAGAAAAACAATGGCTAGTTGATAAGGTTGAATACAATAAGCTACTGTCCTCGATGTTCAGATTTTCAACTGATAAGGAATGGAAGGTAAAAGTCCTGGATATTATAGGCCAAATAAAGAAATAGTGTTTAAAGCTATTTTAAGGGCCATACAGAGCCTTCTTTATTATTAGGATAAAACCCCTAGGATGACCTCTTCTTCATTAATTTAAGGGCATCTCTGATTGATTTCTGGCTACTTATATCAAAGACTTCCATCGGATATACATTCCTATCTCCATATCCTATATCTTCATCGCTTTGGTATGAGGCAAAGGTTCTAACATACTCTACTCCATCACTTTCAAACATATCATACAAGTAACAATCTGTAATAATTCGTGCACACTTCATCCTCTCGAACTCGTGATCAGTACCAAGAGAACTATCCCCAACAATATCATACCAGACTAACTTGAGTTTTGCGTGGGCCTTATTGTTAATAGTTATAAATCTCATTCCTTAACAGGATCCTTTTCTTTAGGAGGTTCTTTCTCTTTCTTGAGCTGCTCTATTTCTTCATTAGCTTTATCTAAATCTTCTGTTGCATTCTCAAGTTTTTGTGTTGTTCTTTTTAAGGCACTCTCTTTTTCTTTAACACTTGATTGCAGCTCTGCTTTCTCATCTTTAAGAACTCTTACCTGGTCTTTCAATTCGTGTACTACTTCTTTCCAATCTGCTTTAGTTGTCATCTCCCTTGCCCTCTATATTTTTTTTTAGCCATTCTCTTCTCTGACTTATTCATATTTTTTTTATGTCTGCCAATTTTTTTCTTTGTGGATTTGACATAGGTATTTACTCCCCACTTTGGTGCTTTACCCATTAGTATAGTTTGCCATCCCAATTACCTTTATGATCCATAACCATTGGGAGTAGCTTGGGTTGTCCATCTATTATAATACCAACTCCACAAATAAATCTTAATCTAAATGTGCGTGAATAATTAAAAGCCATATGAGATTGTGAGGCCAGGCAGCCTACTTGCATAGACCAGATTAAACTATCCGGATTAGAAAAATATTGTATGTTGAACTTACTATGGAAATGGCCCTGGGTTACACACTTGCCATATTGCATTGCAAGTTTCAATCCATCTGCTGAAATTCCGTGAGTGAAAAAACATTCTTGTCCATTGCTCATCTTTAAGTTTAAATCTTCTACCCACTTCCATCCTTTTCCAACACCCAGGAACTCATTGTAATCTTTTAAATAAGCTCTTGGCATTCCGTGTCTTAAAGCTCTTCTATAAATTAATGATGAATGATTAGAATGTACGAGTGTCATTTGTGGAAACATCTTTTCTAATTCTCTTATGTACTCTTTAGCTTTATCTAATTCCATACCAGCAGATAAAAGATCTGGATCTGTATCGTGAAATGATAATGCGTGAGCATCCAATTCATCTCCTATATTAACTACATAATCTATTGAATATTTTTTTTTGATTGCTCGTAAGAAATTAAAGGCATCCTTCTTATGATAAGGTAAATGTAAATCACTTATAACTAATATACACTTATAATTTTTAGCCATAAAATTCATCTCTGATCCATTGCTTTACATCAAAGCCTGGACAGTTGGGTTTCTTGGGCTCTGCATCAGAATGACCAATCACTTCTACATCTGGATACATTGTTTTAATTGTTTGTATCAGACTATGAAGAGTTAGATATTGATCTTCTGTAATGTTGTTTCCCCTCCCAACAAGACAAATTCCTAAACTCTTTCCATTCATTCCAAGAGCTGCACAATGAGCACCTTGCATTTTGGTATCTCTACCATTTTCTAAAATTCCATTTCTTCTAATTACATAGTGGTACCCAATCGCATCCCAATTTCTCGGAGGATCTGTATGCCACTTATGTATTTCAGCAGCACCTATGTCCATCTCTGCTGGTGTATCAGCACAATGAACAACACAATGTGTAGTAACTTTTCTCTCGATCATATACAACTCACTATATCTATCTTGTATATCATAATATCAAATACCACAATACCTAGTTATTATTCTAATATTAAAGAGGTTATTTTTTTCTCCCCCATATAGATCTCTATATTAGCCTTTGATTTAATACATTTAAAAATAACTCTATCCTCTGGTCGTTTATCCCTCATCGCAATTCTTTTTCCTTTAAGGCAAGTGCTTAAATTTGGCTGTATTCGATGTTCCTTTATTTCGTGATCCACTATCATTAAAAGTGCTATTACTGTTTCTATCATTCGTAACCTTTTTTGCCATTAGCTCTAACTTTATCTTTTAATTTTTCAATATCATTCAGAGCTTTCTCTAATTGTTTTGTTAAAAATTCGATGTTCACTTTATTGTGCATTCCACTTTCTAATTGTTCATCGTGTTTTTCTAATTGACCAGCCATATGTTCTATTAACATAAACTGTTCGCTGTCTGCTGGTAACGAACCTAACTCTCCTCTTGGCCATTTAATTCTAAACTCTGTATTCTTTTCAACATCAACTATCATTAGCTTACCATTCGTTTCAATATTATTTAATCTTTCAATGATACCAAAGTAGGCCCATAGTCCAGCACAAGCTCCAGCTATTAGAGCTATGATTGTTTTAATATCTGTAGAGATAGATGTCTTTTGTGTAATAGGTTTCATTAATTAGTGGGCCCTCCACAATAGGCCAGGATGCACATAGCAATTATTAGCCAAGCTGTAAAATGATAATTCATATTCCCTCATAAATTAATTATAACTATACCCACTTGGAGTATCACCTTTTTCTAAAATTTTAAATAGATTTTTATGCTGCTGCATAATCTCCTCATCTTTATCCATCATAGTAGCCATCTTATCCTGTAGTTTTTCTACTTGTCTTTCTAATTTCTGAACCTTATCTACTTGCACAGCCTGGTTAGTTGATAAAGAAAATGTTTGTGTTAATACCCATCCACTTACAGCTAACATCACACCAATTAAAAGAGTTATAATTTTATCCATCATATCACTTACACTTTTCTTTTCCCCATTTCCAAGTTTGGGTTATTGATTTTTTTTCCTGTGTTTTATTTTTGTTATCATTATCTGCATCAACATCTGTTGTTCCATAAGTAACAGAAGTTTTATCTGGACACATACTTGAATTACATCCAACTAAAAATAGGAATGTTAAAAATAATATGCTCTTCACTTCAGCCATCCTTTTTCTTCTTCTTTATTTTTTTCATTTGTTTTTTAATAAAGTTAGTGTTGCGTTTTATTTGTTCAGATAAAACAACTTGGCCCTGTTGCAACTTAATAATATCACCAGACATATTGTAAGTAGTTTTTAAATTCCAAGACATCAAGCCAATTAAAACACTAGCGAGTATTCCTATTATAATTTTACTGTCCATTACTTTCCTTCATAAGTTAAATCCTCTGCTTTAGTAGTAGAGCAATTACAATGATCACAAGTACAGGGATCCCCATCCCAATGATGATTGTGTAAATCTCCATCGCAATGACACTCACATCCACAACTTCCACATTCTTTTTTTTTAGCCATATTATTTTTTATCGTTAATCTTTTTTAATTTATCAAATGATCTTGCTCCTGTCATTCCAAGTAATGCAAATAAAACTGTCATTAATGTAGAGCTGTCAAGAGTAGGCAGATCTATTGTTGTACCTCTCAAAGCACAGATCCAATTAGTAATAGGTATTACTAGGAACTGAAACATAAAAGCAAAGACACATACCCAGGCAAGAGTAGGCCTCCACAATCTTTGTATCCAGGATAGTGGGCCTGTTGCTTGAGCATCTGCTCTATTTATTTTAGCTTGTTCTTTATCTACATCTACTAATGCTTTTAATAATTCTTTTTCAAGATTAGCTTTCTGCTCTGTTATCTTGTTTTTATCTGGAACAAGATCAATAGCTTTATTTAATAATGGTAACAGTTTTGTTATTCCGGCAATCATACTTTATGTCCTTTTAATGTTATTGGCTCATAAGGATAACAAGAAAATTTAACTGAACCATTCTTATCCTGGAGCTCTGGTTTTAATATATCTACTATTATGTGGCTCTCTGTAATACACTCGTCTGCACTTGTATAAGGCTGTTCATTAATAATAAATTTACATTGAACTGAAGTTGGATCAGCAAGATCTGATAATAAACATAATGTACCTACGAGTAGAAATTTCATAGGCTCTATAATAATTTATATGGATGATCTTATGTAGATGAACACTACTAGACCATTTGGATTTTTAGTAATTATAATACTATTGTATCTGCCTCTTCTTCTGTAAGAGGTTCTCCATTTATAAGTTTTTGTTTAGCACTAGCTTTTAAATCTGCTTTTTCTTGATTAGCAGTTTCTTCAGCATCTTTTCTAGCATTAGCATTTATAGTGTCTTGTTCTCCTTGAGCAATTTCTTCTGCTGTCATATCTTGAACAACACCATCTACTAATTTTTTCATTGTCATTTATATATTCTCCTTATTCATTAAACATATTTATAACCCAATACTGTATAAAAACCATTTTTTATATTAGATGAATTATTACCAATTAACGACCACCCTGTTTTAGTTGAAGTTTCTGAAGTCCAACCATATGCCTCATAATGAGCATAATAAGGTGGAGAACTTTCATCGTGGTTTAACCATTGGTATAACGCACTTTGTCTGCCATTAGCATCTGGTTTATAAATTTCCATCTTAAGATTTGGATTTATAAAACCAGAATTAAATCCCCAACCATTAGCAGTAAGTTGTGCTAAACTTCCATTTACATCTTTCCATATAGCAAGATTAGAATTGCTGTGATTTGTTTGAGAGTGAGTGTACCATCCTATAAAACCATAATCTTGACTTGAAATATCTCCACTCGCATTTCTAAATCTTATCCACATACCTTGATTAGCACTCATTTGATACTGCATAAAAACTTCCATTTTATAATAATTGTTTGTAGCCCAATTTGTAGTTGTACTAATTGTATTTACTCCTGTGCTATCAAGTGATGTATGACTTACAAGATCAACTTGAGATGATAATGCCGACCAAGATACTGCACCAGCAGAAGTATTTTTTAAATACATATCAGATGCTGGTTTTGCTAGTCTTTGTAATCCACTTCCATCTCTGTAAAGTATATCACCTTGAGTTGTTATTGTTGTTCCAACATCAGTACCATCTGTACCTTTAGCAGCAAGTTTAGTCCAATAAGCAGTTTGAGATGTTGCTTGTGTACCAGCTCCGTGTGCTTGAATACAAATAAAACTTTCGTTTCCGTGAGTTACAATATCATCAACAACATAAGCAGTTGATCCACTATATGCTCCACGAAATACAGGTTTAATTCTTCCGAGATTTACTGTTGCCATAATATTACAAGACTATAGTGTCTGCCTCCTCTTCGGTTAATGGTTCACCAGCAATAAGTTTAGCTTTAGCACTATCTTTAAGAGTATCTTTTTCTGCTTTAGCATTATCTCTTGCAGTTTTATCAGTAGCACTAGTTTCAATATCTATTGCC